AAGGGGGTCAACAGGCCAACGGTATCAATGCTGGTAGAGCTAGGGCCAGGGCCAGGAGGAGAAGGACCAAGCACCAGCTGCCCATCAAGGGTGTCCTTATAGTCGGCGGTAATGGTAAAGGTAGTCCCGCCGTCTAGGGTTAGGGTTTGGCCGACCAGTTCCAAGGCGTGAGACTCGTCTATACTGTTTTCGGTATTGCCGCCCGCTCCAGTAAAGAAATTGCTGTAAAAATAAAAGTTACCACCTGTTCCAGTCCCAAACCCGATAGCAGCCGCAAACTTACCTCTGTCGCCGCGCAGCAGGCAATTTTCAGCGCTTTTAAAACCAGCATGAAAGGCAGAGCCGTTTAAATATTCGGTGTTGTGTTGCGCAGGGAGGATGCTATTACCCGGTAAAGTAATCGGGCGCCTGATTACACCCCAAGTGCTGTAGCTGCCACCGGCATCTTGACCAATGACAATACCCATTAGATGCGGGCGTAGTAGTATTCAGCCGTTAGCGTTCCGAGCTTGATGCGGTCACCCCACAGCGAGCCGGTGACGTTCTGGCTGACGGTGAAGGTCGTCGGGGCCGAGGTGCTGTCCACGGTGATCGTGCCCAGCAAGATATAGGCTGCGGTATCGGTATCGGCGGGCAGGGCATTGCCGCCAATCACAACAGGGTAACGATTACTGGTCACGTCTGAGGACGGGAAGTCGTTGGTCGTCGCGTCAGGCCCAGAGCGCAAGACGATGTAGGACGTCTTTGTCGTTGCGTCGTAACTGCCCGAAATCAGTTCAGCGGTGGGCGGGTCGGCCACTCCTGAAGTGACTCGGTCTAGTAAAACCGTAGTCGAGGAAATGTAATCATCAATCAGCGGGACGATGTTATTAATCGTGCCAGACTTGACCTGATAGACGACCTTCCCGCCTGAGTTGATTCTGACGTTGATAATATTAAACGGGTGGACGTAGGGCGGTGTGTCTGCGCTCGGGAACTGCTCTGACGTATCAAACGTAAAGCCCTTAGCGGACGAGTCGAACGTGTAGCCAACGCCTGGTTGAATCTTCATGGGGACAAGGCGTATGTTTCAGGTTCGTAGCCTTCGCGGTTATAACGGACCTCGTACTGCACCTTGTAAAGGCTGCCAAAGTCCTCGAAGGAGATTTGAGCCAGGAGCAGTTGGTTCTTGGTTCCGTTGACGAAGACCGTGCCGACATAGTCAGGCACTAACTTGATGGAATTAAATTGGTTCGTTCCGCTGCTCTTGCCGACGCGATCACGCAGGCCGGTGACGTTAGCAGCGTCAGTCGTGTAGAAGTGGCCGGAAAAAGAGCTGGTCGGGGCGAGGTAGTTCGTCTTGCCGTAGTAGCCAGGGTATTGGGCTTTCTTAAAGCCGAGGAACTTGTTGCCGTTTTGTTCTTGGAAGCGAGAGCCGTTGTTGCCCTCGTATTCAACTCCGCCGCCACTAAGGGACACGGTCGCGTAAATGGGGACGTTTGGGCTAGTTGTTCCCGTGCCGACGCCAGCGATAGGGCTACCAGTAAAGCCAGTTGCCAGAGAGAAGAAGTTTGGGTGTGCCGTGATGTTCTCCGAGGCCAGTCCCTGCGAGCCGGTAATCTGTGGCTTCGTGATGGTCGAGCTGCCGGCGTCAGCCGCGGAAATACCAACGTAGTCCACGGTGTAGGTGGCGAGGCCAAGCGCATCTAGGCTGGTGGTCGCCTTGTGGACCTTAGTGAAAGAGAAGGCCGAGACTGGGCAGGCTGATCCGCGAGCAAGGAAGGCGCTGGAGCCGCCCTGGTCTTCTTTGAAGACGAGCGTGCCGGTGACGAGGCCGTAGCCGTCAGTCTGGAACTTTGCTCCTGGCTGGAGCATTGCGGTGGATAGGGCGTTGCCCTGGTCGATGCGTGCCATGGTTATTCTTTAAAGGTTTTCTTGGTGAAGTCGGTCTGATTAGAGGGGGTGTTGAAATTGAACTTCTTGAGTTCGATCAGTTGCTCCTTGGCGACCTCTAGGGCCTCGGTCATTTTTTCCATGACCGGGTTGGCGCCGACGCCGACGACGTTGGAGAAGCCCTCGGGAGGCTTAAAGGTGTTCTTCTTTTCTTCGTCGAACATTGCCGCGTACTTGCTGCCCTCTGGGCTTTTAAGAAAAGCGTCTAAGGCAATTTTCTGCATATCTGCAGCCTTGGACATATCGCCTTCTCCAGTAAGAATAGTGGCACGCCCGGTTGCATATGCTTCTGCCATAATCTTTTTACCCTCCTCGGTTTCCTCCAAAAACCTGAGAGTCATTTCTTCTCTTCCGGCTTTTACTTCTTTTTCTTCCTTCTCTCGGGCGTCCTTAACTTTGAAGAAATTAGCCATCTTGGTTTCTTCTTCGGTGTTTAGTTTGCTTTTACCTTCCGCGATGCGGTTTAATCCATCGGTCGCTAACTGTTTGGCCTCAGCGATAGAATTAGTGACAAAGCCAATGATACCCGAGATGATGGCAAGCGGTCCGGCGAAGGAAAGGAACACCGACGAGATAGTGTTACCGAAGGTCTTGCCAATCTTGTCGAACTGAGAGCCGACCGCCGAGGTTGCCTTGGTGGTGGTCTGCTCCACGGCGCCGCCAGCAGTCGTGACCTTAACGCCAGAGGCCCGCTTCTCTAGGCTAGTGATGGCTTCCTTCGCACGATCTACCGCCTGCGGGACGTCCGAGGTCGTCTTGATGTTAAGCTCGAGGGACTGTGCCATTGTTTGTTTCCTTTGCAGGATTGGAAGCACCCGCCGCGGCTAGGGCTTCCTTGACTTCCTCGTCGGCCATGAAGGCTTCCTCTTCCGGCGACATCACGGAGACGTCCGCACCGTTGCGAACTCCAAAGGCCGTGTTCATCCAGATGGCCTGACACTCTGGCATCTCCCAAGCCCGTTGCTCTGGGATGCCGTTGGCGATAAGATTGGTGACGATAGCCAGGGCCCACGGGATGCCCTTGCCTCCGCCGCCCTTGCTCTTGGCCTGCTCCCAGAACTTGGGCCAGTGGCCTACAAGGATGTACGAGGAGAAGATACCGAGCAGGTGCTGAAACTCCTTGGGGTTGCGTTCAAGTCGGATGACGCGCCAAGTGTCAGCAATGCCAAACTTGCCGATGGGTTCCTCGGCGCACAGCCTGACGGCGAGGATGAGGTCGGCAGGGGTGATGTCCCGTGATCCGTCTATCAGCGGGGACTGGAAGGCTTCAAGGCGCACCCGGTACTTGAGACACCAGGGGTAAAGTGTTCGACCCAGAAACCCCTTAAGAGGTGCCGGGTCGATGAAGGCAGCGAGGAACCGTTTGTCCATGCCGCCTAGTGTAGCCCACTTGGGGCTAAGTCAATTAGGCAGGCGTGATGCCTTCGTAGTCGATGGCCGTCACGGTGACTGCGGTGAAGCCCTTGTTGGAGCCCTTCTCGTCAATCTTGGTGATGGTGCCGGCAAAGGAAACGGACGCGGAGCCAGACGGATAGGCCGTCTGAGCATTAAGCGTGAAGCTCAGAACGGCGCCGAGGACCGGCATCGTGGAGGTCTTGCAGATACCTTCGACCGTGATTTCAGACTTACGGTCGTCGAGTCGGTGGGTCTTGGTCAGGCCAGTCTCGTCGACCACCGTGGCCTCGGAGTTGAACGAGGAGGACAGGCTGTAGGACTGCACGAAGAGGTTGGTGACAGTTCCTGCGACACCGTAAAGGCAGGTCGTTCCGTTAGAGATAGCGGCCATTTGTATTTGCTTGGTTTGGTAACCTTACGCGGGGAAGACGGCCAGTAGGTCGAAAGTGAACGAGGTCGCCCAGGAGCGCTCGTCGATGCCCTCGTCTTCGGACTGCATTGTAACGTCATAGCAGGCCGCGTCTGCCCCAGTCGTGAAGGCCGCCTTGATGGAGGTCAGGTCACGCATATTGCCGGAGAGCGCAGCGCATCGGGCACGGTGATCGGCGAGGGTCGTGTCGTCGGCGTTCGAGAACAGGGTGATGCGGACGGAGCAGCTGAAGTTGCCCTCGCCCTCGGGGAGGTCGCTAGGAGCCCGGGCAGACTCGCAGAGCACGATGGCCTTGGGCAGGGTCTGGGTGGCCGCGTTGTCGCCAGTCAGGAACGTGACGGTGGTCAGCCCGGTCTGGGTCGAGAGGTAGGTCGCGACGGTGGCCTCGACGATGTGACGGATGCTCTTCGTACCCATTGTACCTTTGCCTTGATTGGTAGGGAAAGGGGCTTGAC